GAATTAGTTAAACTTCGTGAGTATCTAAAGCCAAACTCTTTTGATTTGGATGCTATCTTACGCTTAAAGGCTGAATTGTCAAATAACTCTGAAAGTCCGGAAGAGTCCGAAAAAGTCCGCGAAAGTCTGAAAAAGTCCGATTGGTCTGGATTTCTCTTTGCGAAAGGTCAGGAAGTTTGGTACATGTTCGGTGACAGGGTGCAACACAGTACGATTGAATACCCGATGCATGATGTAGACGGCATAACTATTTATAGGACGAAATTAGGGCATAACACTGCTGAATGTGAGACTTTCTGTAGTTTTGAAGAACTTTTTGAAAACTTAAAGAAGACAGTTAATGAGTAACAAAGCGAAAGAAGTTGCGATAGGAACGCAACAGAAAGAAAAAATCGGTATTCCTTTCGGGAAACCTGCGAGAGTCGGCAATTTCAAGATTTGGAAGAGCAAGTTTGAACTTGTGGTTGATCCTACTGAAGAGCAGCGTAAGAAAGTTGCCTATGAGAGTAAGGGAAAGAAGAAAGCTGTCCGTCAGAAGATGAATATTGAGTGCATCAATGTTTCTATCCTTGATGGCTCTTGGTCTGTTCGTGTTCCACAGACTTTTGAGCAGTTTTCCATGCTCAGTATTGCTTATGCGTGGTCTCAAAGTGAAGATAAAGAAGAGCGCACAAAAGGTACTGACTATCTGCGTATTGCCATATCTAACATGTACTATGTTTCCTGCATCTGCAACGGATTCTTCCATCATGGAGTGGAAATGGTTACGGCAGCATACGCTAATCCTTCGTTACTGAATGACACCGAAAAAAGTGAAAAATTCATACTTGAAGCAAATGACACCATCAAGCGTTTCCCTGCCTGGCGTGAGGAATATGAAAAGAACGTGAAGGAGAACGAGCCTACTGAGCAAGAACTACACCAGGATGAACTTGCAGAGCAAGCGATGGACATTGTTGACGGTAAGTTTGACGAAAAATAAAACCCACCGTTTTCGATGGGTTTGAATAGGAAAGGGGTTAAATTCGACCCCTTTTTTTGTAAATATGGAATTTTTCGTTGGTTTATGGGAAATTAGTGGAAATTTTGGGGGAATTTCCACTATTCTGCATCCATGGCCGCCTGAATGATTTTGCTGGAAAGTTTCATGATCCTTCCCATTTCGATTGGTCTCACTTCTGTTTTGTCGTTTTCTTTCTGATACTCGTTGTATGCGTAGAGTAGTGGACATTGACTGCATTTCAACGGGAATACGAAGTTTATGGTGTCAGTTTCGTCTTCTGTACCTTGCTCGTTGTCTTTCTTTATGTCGTTGTATTTAGCATAGAGGTCTGCGCGTTCTTTTGAGCCGACCGGCTGCTGTTTTGCCGAGCGAAGAATCTCTTTCAACACTTCTTCCGTTCCGACCAATTCCACTTCATCAAGAGAGACAGGCGTTGCAGAGCCGTCTTTTACCCTCTGCTTGCGGTTGTCGAGCAGTTTCTTAAACTTTACGCTTTCAACGATATTGCTTAGGATACTGTTGTTCTGTTGAACTGACAAAGCCTCGTTTTCGGGGTATGCAATGGTGTAGGCATCCTTCTCGGAATAGCCTATAGCACATAAATCTGCAAAAATTAGATACTGAATAGTAACGTTCAGTTTTTTTGCCTCATTCTGCTTTTGTTTTGATAATTCCATACTTTTATGTGTTTATGAAAAGATTTCTTTGATTTTTCTTTGTTGTTTCAGATAAAATATATACTTTTGCGGTATAAAGATAGGGTTTTGAATACCGCGCCTGATTGTATCTCAGGAGGGAGAGGGTTCAGAGTCCTATTCTTTATTTTATGGGGTTATTGTCTGCAATACTGTGTATCTTATATTCTCCCCAAGTCATTTCATGCACGATTATCCAACTGCTTTCCCCCGCTATCATCGTCCTAAATATGTGGCTTTGCACAACATCTTGTCTGTTTTTAGGATCTTTGACGGGTTTGATATAGTCAGAGTTTGCAAACAATGATTTTAGGTTGAGCAAAACATCGTTTTTTTCGGCAATATGCTTATGTGGTTGGTTCAACCATTCATCTATGCCAGCACCTGACAATGTAGCACTCCATGTAACATCTTTGTTTGTGAACACCTCTTTCGTCAGAGCAGAAGCAAGTTTTTTGATTTCCCTTCTTCGTTGCTTAAACTCCGGTGTTATAATGCTATTATCTGATTCTTTTGATTCATTTCCATCTTCTTTTTCTTCATTTTGATTTAGAGCGAAGATAGGTATTCTATAACAGCAACAATGCGGATGTGGGTATGGTTTCGTGTAGATGTCTTCCAATCCTATGTGAAATCCCACCTCATCATCGCATATTGAGCAAGGGTATGAACTGCCTCTGAGCTGATAGTATCCGGCAGCTCCGCTTTCGTCAAACTCAATACCCTGTTCTTTCATCCATGCCATCTGAAGAGTGAGTTTTGCCATGTTGGTGACGTTCGTGCTTCCGTTATTTGAGATTCCAACCCCACTTTGCATGACACCGCGTGAACGTATGTATGTTGCATTGAACTCGTCTGAATTGTCAAATGTCGCCCTTACCTCTGGCATGTTGTAGATGGAATGAAGATGAGACTTTATCTTTGTAACAGCATCAGCCATTGTAACGTCTGCATACCGTAATGCTGCTATTGCCGCCTCCCAATCTTTCATTGCCTTATACAGATAGCCGTCAAGTGTGTCTTGGAGGTTTCGGTTTCCACGTCCGAGTGTCGCCATCCACGCTGCAAGCAAGTCTATCTTTTTCCTGTCAGTGGTAACGCGGGTGGAATACTCATAGATGTAATCTAGGATTTCCTGTTCCACGTCATCCATAACTTCCGCTATTTCTTCCATCATCTGCTCATTGTACTGGCTGCTGATAGAGAACTTTTTAGGGTCAATATTGTGCTTGTAGCAGATCGTGACGATTTCCTGTGCAGCGTTTGCAAGGCAATCGTCCACTTTCGCCTCCAGAAAACGGGCATTTTCTTCACGTCGCAATACAAATTGCTTACCGGAATTGATATCTTCCTGTGAAGGCAACATGTATTGCGACGTGTCGATCTTTATTTTGATGTTCTCAGCCATTGTTTAATGCACTGCATTCCATTTATCCCACTTAGACTTCGCCCTGCCGGTCATCGGGTCTATCTCATTACCGTTTTCATCCCATGACTTACCGGATTTGTTCTTTCGTCCACGAGCTGTAGCCACGCTGCCTTTTGTTCTTTTTTTGGCGTGCCCCTTAGTCGTTTTCTTATTTCCGTTCTCGTCTGTAGATGTTGAGGTCGTTGTCTCCTGGGTGTAATCAGCTTCTATCTCTGCCATGGCCTCTGCCTGTTTGATGGAGATGTCAGACTGAATTTCAAGTTTCTGTTCGGTAAGCAAAAGCTCATGTTCTTGCTCTGCCTTCTTCTCTGCCTGGATCCGCTCCCATTCCTGTGGTGTGGAGTAGGGGAGTTTTTCGGATGCAGTCTGCTTAGAGAGGAATCCACCAATTACGGCTGTGTTGAGGTTTGTAGTCAGTTCTGTAATGTTAAGGTGGATATACGGCTCTATGAAGTGTCGGATGTTTGTATTGAGGAAAGCAAGGCGATTTTCGCTCTCGATACCATATCCCCATGTGAAGATGTCAATCATCTTGTCAACGCATCCGTCGTATTCCTGTGCATCTGTCATTGCCTTCTCGTAAGCATCGGAATACATGATTTTCAGTGAAACGCCCGGTGTGTCGCCAGATTTCAGTTCAGGAGTCTTCACGGCGAAAGACTGCTTGTAGATGTTTTCTTCCAGCTTGTCAAGTTCAGCCTTGTAAGCATTTGACGCATCCTGGCGGTTGAGGAATCCGATTTCTCCGTCAGACGGCAAAAGCATAATCTTCGATGCATACGACATATCCTTTGTCGTTATTTCCTCAGAACCTTCACCCTTCACGTACATAATAGGCAGACCGAAATCGTGGTTGGAGTGAGCAAGGTTTGAGAAAGCAATCTCATAGTTTTCGATGGTCTCTTCAGAGAATGTCCAGCAAGGACCATTGTCATCTCTCATATACGAAACGGGAATTGAGTCGAAGCCGTGTGCCTCCATCCATTCCAGTTCGTAGCCGTCGGTATTGAACAACTTAAAGATTATGTTCTTTGCTTTCTCGAACAAAGACTTTGGATCGCCATCGGCAACAAAACGATAGTAGTTGGTATCATCCCAAACGTCAATATACCGCTTTGTTATGCTGCCATCCTCAGAATAGTTGCAGTAAGTACGTGCCAGGGTGCTGAGTCTGCCGGTTCTGAGGTCATAATGCGGAAACAGTTTGTCGCCGTTGAGGAACGACAAAACCTTCCAACCGAACTTACCGTTATCCATGAAGCCAACAAAAGCACCGTCACCGGTTGCTTTTACGGACTTTGCCAGTTGGTACCATGCGACCTCCATGTTCTTGTTGGCCCATCCGTTTCTGAACGAGTTGAAGACTTCTGTAGTTTCGCTGCTAACGCTTTTGTCGGAAAGTTCAAACTGGATGTCGTTACCGCAAAGGTGGGTAAGGTGTTTGATGAGAATGATCTGCTGGAATGAGAAAGCGTATCGAGGTATCTCCTGTATATACCATCTTCCGTCTTCTTCATTTTTTTGCCAGACATCAGGAAACAATTCCTTGTCGTAGATAAGATGCCCTGACGGATCGAGTTCTCGCATGAAGTCTTCCTGCGTAACTATCTTCCTGTGCAGGGTATCGTTAGTAACGTGTACTTCTGAAACATCATTCAGAACGTACCCGTGATCATAGTGACCATCGGGTAAGATGCGAGTAAAAGGCTTCTTTGTAAGAAGGTCTCTTAACTGCGATTTTTTTTGTGATAGGATTTCAGCCATTGTCTTTTGTGTTTATGTGTTATCTTCTTGGTGATAGTTTTCTAACGCTACATATCTTACTCTTACCTTTAATCCAGTTTGGAATAACAGCCTGTGTATGCTTGATATCGAAGATTTCCCGCATGAAGAGAGCTTCAAAGAAGTCAGGTGAGTGTCCTACAACAGATTTGTTCTTCATTTGCTCTTTGTGAATGAGACACCATCCTTTATCTTCTTTCGACGTGTCTTGTTTCACGCACTTTCTTTCAATCTGCAGAATGTCGTAAAGAGTTCTTGTTTCCTTTCCAATCTTGTATTTTCTCCGCAGAAGAGTCGGCTCAATGCTCCATCCCTCTTGCTGTGTGCGTTCCGCGAACTTATATGCACATTGAGATTTCTTGTTGTCGTAAAGATACTTGTCTCTTAGGTCTACGGCCTCCTGGTTGTTGAACTTCACAGCATTCGGGAATGCTCCCTTCAGTATTTGTCCCATGCCATTCAAGTCATAGGCGAAGTTCTTTTCCAACACTCCCCATTCCTGAAGTTTCGCTCTTAGCAGGTTGACTGTTGTGTACGGGTCACGTCTGCAGACATAGACATCTGCTACATGGTGTCCGATCCAAAGCCATGTCACGCAGTTGTCACCACCGTCACCTGCAACGTCGCAAGTTGCCCTGCGAATACCGTCGCCAATCATCTGTGCATTCTGGAATATTTTATCAAGATGGTACGCCTGTATCATATCGTCGCCCATCTTTATAATATCCCAATTTCCGTCAAACTCCCTTGCACGTACTTCTGGAGGTTGGTTAAGCAATGATGCAATATATCCGGGGTCGTTTTTTAGAAGAGCCTTGTTGTCTTTCAAATTTGCCTTGATGAAAGTTACGGACTTCACAAAGAATGAAGTCTTGGTATAGCCGTATTGTTCCCATTCTGGGTCCCAGGCATCGTCAATAAGTTCTTTGCTCTGTTCGTAAACTTCTTCCGGGGTATCACCCCAAATGATATTGTCAACAGAATCATCAGGCATATAGCAGTATCTCACCACTCCGTTTCGTTCTGGAATAGCAAAACCTTTTCTTTCCGGATGCGTTTTTCCATCCGAGTAAACTGTATCTGCCTTTCCAATCCACCAATCGACAAACTTTCTCAGCCACGAAAGCGGGTCTGGGTTACAAGTTCCAAGCATTCGGGAATGTACACCTACGGTATTACGATTGGAAGTCATAAGGA